AGATGGTATAGTTACAATTTATTCTAATAAGAACAATCCAACAGTAAGAGTAACTTTTAGAGATATGTTCCCAACACAGCTAGGTGGAATTCAATTTAGTTCTCTGGACTCCGCAGAAAACATTCCAACCGCTGATGTTTCGTTCAGATATTCGTACTACGACATTGAAAAGCTTTGATTTTATACCTGTATTCTGGTATAATTGATATGAGTGATCTTGGAGATTTGCAATGTATACACTTGAAGAAGTAATGGAAAAATGGGAACGTGACTCCAAAGTCGATTCGACTGAACCCGGAAAAGAAGTTATTCGTGTTCCTGTTCTTCATAACAAATATCTCAAAATCCTGTCTCAGCACAATCTAGCTTTGAAGAAGGCGCAGATGGATTTATCCAAAATGCGCAAAGTCAAATGGATGTATTATAACGGCAAGCTGACTCAGGAAGAATTGGAAAAATTCGGATGGGAGCCGTTCCCATTCACACTAAAGGCAGACCTTGGAACTTACATGGATGCAGATGATGATATACAACGCTTGAAAGCGAAGACATATCTTCATGAAGAATGTGTATCCTTTACTACCAGTGTTCTGAAAGAATTGAACAACCGCACATGGCAGTTGCGTTCTTTCATGGATTGGGAGAAGTTCATCATGGGTCAGAACTAATGCATGGTACACATAGAACAGGTAGATAACATATGGGCTAGAGTCCAATGTGAAGAGGGAATAGCGTATGAGCTATCCGACTTCTTTACGTTTTCTGTGCCTGATGCAAAGTTCTCTCCCAAGTATAAGGCTAAACAGTGGGACGGAAAAATTCGCCTGTTCTCTTTGAAGACGTACCGCATTTATGCTGGTCTTATTGACTACGTAAAAGAGTTTTGTAAGATAAATGGATATGAGTGTACTGTTACTCGTAATTGTACACAACACGATAACCTAAGATACGCACTACCGAAAAACCTAAAATACGTACCACACGACTACCAGAAAATGGCACTTATCTGGTCGCTGATAAAACATCGTGGTATTGTAGTATCCCCTACTGCATCCGGTAAGTCACTTATCATTTATCTTCTGGTTCGTAATCTTCTTAATCTAGGTAAGAAGCAAGGATTGCTTATTGTTCCAACTACTTCACTGGTCGAGCAGATGTATGCTGACATGAAGGACTATGGTTGGGACGTTGAACAATACTGTCAGAGAGTCTATTACGATTCTGGCGACACTCGCGAGCCGAGCAAGCCGTTAGTGATCAGTACGTGGCAGTCAATTTATGCTATGCCTAAAGCATATTTCAAGCAGTTCGATTACGTCATTGGTGATGAGGCTCATCAGTTCAAGGCTAGCTCACTCAAGCGTATCATGACTAATCTGGTGAATTGTGACTACCGTATAGGAACTACGGGAACCATGAACCCTGAAAAGGTTCATAAGCTAGTATTGGAAGGGTTGTTCGGTCCTGCGAAGAAATTCATCAGCACCAAGGAACTAATAGACCGCAAAAAGCTAGCAAAGTTCAATGTAAAGTGTGTTGTTCTCAAATATGATGAAGACACACGTAAGAAAATGGCTGGTGTTGATTATCAGTCAGAGTTAGAATTTATTGTCTCCCATGGTGGGAGAAATCGTTTCCTGCGTAATCTTGCGGACAATATAGAGGGTAACTCGTTGTTCCTATATACTTACGTAGAGAAGCATGGAAAACCACTTTACGATCTGTTTAGTGAAACAATCAAAGGACGTAAAATCTTTTTTGTTTGCGGAAAGACTGCTACCGCAGACAGGGAAGAGATTCGTCGTTTGACGGAGAAAGAAGACAATGCTATCATTATCGCTTCATATGGTACTTTTTCCACTGGAATCAACATTCGTAATCTGCATAATGTTGTTTTTACTAGCCCAACCAAAAGTAAGATACGTACCCTACAGTCTATCGGAAGAGGACTTAGGTTGGGAGATAACAAGACGGAAGCCACCCTTTATGATATTTCTGACGACCTCAGAAGAGGTCAGTACGTAAACTTCACACTGAAACATTTCGAAGAGCGTGTGAAGATGTACAGTGAAGAGAAGTTCCCATTCAAGATATTAAACGTAAGGATAAACTAATGGACCAAGAGAAAAAAGAAGAGACTCTAATACCTTCATATTTTAAGCTAATGAATGGTGAGGATATCGTTGCTTATCTGGTCGAGGACCATGAGTTATATTATCTTGTCAAAAGACCTCTTGCCATTCACGTTGATAGCAGTGCTTTTCTTGGAAAAGCTTTTCTGCATGTGCGTGAGTGGATTCCCCCTGTAGCAACTAAAGGTGACACCCTTGTTCTACAGAAGAAAATGATTATGGTGGAAATGGACTGTAATGATGATTTTATTTCGGAGTTCAAAGAACTGTCAGATTACTTCTACACAGTGGCTCCGCTTGAAAAAGCTAAGAAGAAAGTTGCAGATGCAAAAAAAGAGGATAAGAAAGTTATCCCCTTTGTGATTCGTGATGACTCTGGTGAAGTCCATTGATCATCTATTCTTATATTATTAATATATTACTTCTTCCTTCGCTACACGCTCATTATACACACACTTTTAACACTAAGTCAAGGATGTTTAGTTATGGCTAAAACAAATTACATTGATAACAAGAAATTCCTAAAGGAAATGGTAGCTTACAGAAAGTTGGCATTGGCTGCGAAGCGCAGAGGTGATGACAAACCGCGCTTACCAGAATATGTCGGTGAGTGCTTCATGAAGATCGCTGAGAACCTGTCTCACAAGCCCAATTTCCTGTCTTACACTTTCAGGGATGAAATGATTAGTGACGCAATTGAAAATTGTGTGATGTATGCTGATAACTTTAATCCTGCTAAGTCGAAGAACCCTTTTGCCTATTTCACTCAGATTGTCTACTATGCCTTTCTGCGCAGAATACAAAGGGAAAAGAAGCAACTGTACGTAAAGTATAAGTCTACTGAGATGTATGGTGTGCTTGATGAGTTTGGACAGCAAGTGGATGAGAACGGCAATCAGAGACAGTACGAGCAGTATGATAATATCTCAGAGTTCATTCAGAACTTCGAAGAAGCCAAAGCAAAGAAAAAAGCCAAGGCTGCGAAAAAAGGCGTAGAGAAGTTTATCGAATAGTGGTATAATATCTGCATAGGACCGTCACGGAAAAACTAAATGAAGTTAGCCATACTAGGTGATACGCATTTTGGGATGCGTAACGATAGCCTCGCGTTTCATGCGGTATATCGAAAATTTTACGAAGAAACATTTTTCCCCTATCTGGAAGAGAATGGCATTGACCATATAATTCAGTTGGGAGATTTGTTTGATCGTCGTAAGTACATCAATTTCAACACACTGAATCTGGCGAGAGAATACTTCTTCGATCCCCTGCGGGACAAGGGTATAACCATGACTACCATTCTCGGTAATCATGACATATACTACAAGAATACACTAGAAGTAAACTCTACGTCTATGCTACTCAAAGAGTACGAGAACATTCACGTTATCAGAGAACCGGTAGAGGTAGACTTTGGTAATGGATCACGCTTCGATCTTATTCCATGGATATGTGATGAAAACGAAGAGCAGATACTCAAACATATCAAGAAGTCGAAGAACCCCTATTGTATAGGGCATTTTGAACTGTCAGGATTCGAAATGGATCGTGGCAATATTTGTTGGGGTGGTCATGATGCTTCATTTCTATCAAAGTACGAACTGGTCATTAGTGGTCACTTTCACCACAAATCCAAGAATCATAACATTCTATACGCCGGTACTCCGGGGGAGATAACGTGGGCAGACTATGGTGACGAACGAGGATTCCACACGTTCGATACCAAGACGCACGAAATAGAATTCATCAAGAATCCGAATCGAATCTTTCTCAAGATCAAGTATGACGATACCAACCTTTACTACGACACGGTTACTTCGGCTGATTACTCCAAGTATGAGAACAAATACGTCAAGGTTATCGTCGCGAAGAAGGAAAATGATTTTCTGTTCGAAACGTTCGTTGATTCACTAGCCAAAGTCAATCCGCTGGATGTTCAGATCATTGAGAACTTCGGTGAGGATTTTGATACATTGGACGAAGAACTTGATGAAGCAGAAGACACCGTGACAATCATTGACAAGGTAGTTGATGGTTTGGAAATGAATGTAAACAAAGACAAACTGAAATCCGTACTCAGGGAAGTCTACAATGAGGCAATAGCAACCGAATGATAGTCTTTCGCAAAATCCGTTGGAAGAACTTCCTATCCACCGGTAATTACTTTATAGAGATAGACCTAGACCAACACCCTGATACACTGATCATTGGTGAGAATGGTGCGGGTAAGTCTACTATGCTTGACGCTCTTACATTCTCTTTGTTTAATAAACCATATCGCAATATTAATAAGCCACAGATAGTGAACTCCATCAACGGCAAGAATTGCCTTGTCGAACTAGAGTTCACGATGGGCAGCAAAGACTACATGGTGCGTCGAGGTATCAAACCAAACGTGTTTGAGATTCACCTGAACGGCAAACTGGTCAATCAAGATTCGAAAGCAAGGGACTATCAGGAAATGCTTGAACGCCAAATCCTGAAAATGAACTACAAGTCCTTTACGCAGATTGTCATTCTAGGGAGTTCTTCCTTTACCCCATTCATGCAATTGCCAGCCGGTGATCGCAGAGCGGTCATTGAGGACTTACTCGACATTCAAATTTTTAGTAGTATGAATGCCATTGTCAAAGAACGTCTTGGTACGATCAAGACACAATTGAATGAACTCAAGATTCGTGTTGAAGCAACCAAGGAAAAGATTACACTTCACAAGAAACATATTGAAGAGTTGAATCGCAACACGGAAGAGTTGGTCAAGGGTAAAGAAGAGCAGATTGAGGATGCGCGTCATGAGATAGTAACTCTATCACAAACTCTGAAAACTCTGAATGGTCAGATTGACGGACTAACAGACCAGATTGGCGATCATCAAAAGATGCTTGATAAACAGCGCAAATTGTTACAGTACGAGACTCGCATACAGAGCAATAAGACTAAGGTTCAAAAGGAAATTGATTTCTACAAGGACCACGACTCTTGTCCAACTTGTGAACAGGATATTCCAGAGAAACACAAAGAGGATCGTCTGGAAGATTGTCATGGTGAGGTACAGAAGTTTGACGAGGGGCTGAAAAAGCTGGAAACAGAACAAGGGACAGTAATCAATCGTCTAAATGAAATTACGAAGATCATGTCGCAGGTTCAGGACTTAAACAAGGAAGTGGCTAACACAAACAGCACGATTGCTCACAGTCGTAAGTTTATTGGTGTGTTGGAAAAGGAAATTACCAAGCTACAGGAAAACAAGAAAATCAGTGGTGACACAGCAGAACAGTCACAGCAACTATTGGACGAGTTGACGGGCTACATCGAACAACGCAAGAGTATTAGTGAAGATCGGTCCTATCTGGATGTGGCTGCAACATTGCTCAAGGATGGTGGTATCAAGACTCGTATTATCAAGCAGTATCTACCAATTATCAATAAACTGGTAAATAAATATCTTGCAGCTATGGACTTTTTCGTCAACTTCCATATGGATGAAGAGTTCAAGGAAGTAATCAAGTCTCGGCATAGGGATGATTTCTCATATGCAAACTTCTCCGAAGGTGAGAAGCAGAAGATTGACCTCGCTCTCATGCTTACGTGGCGAGCAGTAGCGAGACTCAAAAACAGCGTAAACACGAATCTGCTTATTCTGGACGAGACATTTGACTCAAGTCTGGATGCAAAGGGAACTGATGCGCTATTGGATATCCTACACCAGTTGCCAGAAAACACAAACATATTTGTGATTAGTCACAAGGACCAGTTGCACGATAAGTTCAATCAGTCCTTCAAGTTCGAAAAGAAACAAAACTTTTCAAGGATAGCAGCAGCATGAGTAAGAGAAAGGTAAAATTCATAGATGGTAATATGGTCGAGTATAGCATACTCAAGCTAGTAAGTCAGTATGATCCCATTCTGAAAGAACCGTGTATAGAGGTTGACTTCGAAAAGATACCGGGACAGGAAGTTGCTTACATGGCAATGTCCCTGATGGAGTCAGTCAAACACTATAACGGACTAGGATTGTCGGCTAATCAGATTGGCTTACGTGCGCGAATGTTTGCTATTCAGATGTTGGATGAAGAGAAGTGTTATTGTCTGATCAATCCGAAGATACTCGGCGTTTCAAGCGAGAAGCAAAAGATCAATGAAGGTTGCCTTTCGTTCCCCGGCTTGTTCCTACCTATTGAACGTCCTAATTGGGTAGAGATGGAATTTCAAGCTGCGAATGGAGAGGTAATGCAAAAACGTTTCGAAGGAATTTACGCAACGTGTGCTTTGCATGAACTTGATCATTTGAATGGAAAACTTTACACAGAATTGGTTCCGAAAACGAAACTTCGAATTGCCATGGGCAAACGCAAACAGAATCTAAAGAAGGTTAAAAGAATAAAAGAACAAGAGGAAAGACTTGCTAAGAGGGTCCAACATCTTGAAAAATCAGCAGAAAAAGACGTACCTGAGAAATTCACGCTTTCAACTGATTGATTTTGAAGGGATTTCCGGGGTTGTGTTTCCTCGGCTGATTTCCTATAATGGTTATACAGTCGAGGGATACACATGTCGAACCAATTAGTCCAAACCAAGTCAATTCTCGCCAAACTTCTTGCTGGCGAAAACATCAACGTCATTCACAAGGGCGGCATTAAAACTGCCTCTTTTGATCTTCAGTCTCGTACAATGTACCTTCCAGTTTGGGAAAACATGGATGGTTACTTGTACGATATGCTTGTTGGTCATGAAAACGGTCATGCCTTGTGGACTCCCGAAGAAGGTTGGCACAAGGCGATTGACGATCATGGCATAGCATTCAAGTCGTTCATGAACGTTGTTGAAGACGCTCGCATCGAACGCATGATCAAGCGCAAGTATCCCGGCTTATCCAAGTCTTTTGCTCGCGCATACAAAGACCTTTACGAACGCGATTTCTTCGGTATTAAGAAGATCGAACGCGACCTTGGCAAGCTGAATCTGATTGACCGTATTAATGTGTACTGCAAAGTCGGTACGCACGTACACGTTCCTTTCACAGATGAAGAGCGTGACATTCTGCGCGAAGTCCAATCAACGGAAACGTGGAAACAGGTTATGGAACTGTCGCTGCGAATCTTTGATCGTGTTAAGAAAGAAGAGCAAGACAAGATCAACAACATGGAAGACTTGACCGAAGAACTCATGAAAGAGTTTGGTCAGTTTGACGATGATGATGAAGAGCAGTTCGAAATGGACCCGGAAACGCTTGAAGATATGCTCAATGATGAGCTTGACGCTGAGAGCGATGCCGCTTCGACTTCTGAATCCGAAGAGTCGGATGAAGATGAAGAGTCTGAGGAAGACGGTAAGGGTTCTGGTTCTTCGGATGAAGACTCGGATGAAGATGAAGAGTCGGATGAAACCGGTGGATCGGGCGAAGAGACTGATGAAGAGTCGGATGAAGAGTCTGACGATGAAACTGATGCCGACGATCTTAAAGGCGGCAAGGAAGGTGGAACGCAGGAAAATGATGAAGGTTCTGATCCGCAGGATTCTGGCGAGTCGGATGAAGACGCAGAAGAAGACGATGAAGATGATCCTGAGTCGATCACTGATCGTAACTTCCGCAATCGTGAACAGGAACTTTGCGTTAGTAACGTAGAGTATCACCATTTCATGCTTCCTGAACCGATTCTTGAAAATATCGTTGTACCGTGTGAAGCGGTTGTTAAGCAGTTCTTCATTGCTTTTGATGAAGCAAACACCAACAACTATCCGATTGCGAAGGGTTGCATGAAGGAATTCCACGATACCAATAACAAGTTCATCAACATGCTGGTCAAAGAGTTTGAAATGCGCAAGAATGCTTCACAGTATGCTCGCCAACGTCAAGCCAAGACCGGTGAACTGGACATGAACAAGTTGCATCAGTACAAGTTCAGCAATGACCTGTTCAAGAAAGCCACGATAGTACCGAAGGGCAAGAGCCACGGTCTGATCATGTACGTTGATATGTCTGGTTCGATGTACGATGTATTTGGTCCTACGATTGAACAGGCTCTTATTCTTGCCACGTTCTGTAAAAAGGTTGGCGTTCCGTTCGATATCTACGGATTCAGCGATTCGAATACGAACCTGCACGTTATGATGCGTGATGGTACGTTGCCGGATAACTTTGGTCTTTCGAACAAGTTCAAGAAAACCGGTCTGGACAAGTTTTCGATTAAGGATCGTGGATTCCATCTGCGTCACCTGATCGGTTCTGACCTGAACAACACGACATACCGTAAGGCAATGGAAATGTTGTCGGTAGTTGCTTACAACTACAAGAACTCGCGTGGAACAACTGGTCGCTATGCGCTTAGTTACTTCCATTGGGGATCGGCAGGTTTTGAACTTGGTGCGACTCCGTTCTCACAGACTACGCTTACTTCGCGTCCGATGATTGAGAAATTCCGCAACAACCACAAGCTGGATATCGTGAATGTAATTTATCTTACAGATGGTTACGGTGGAAATTGCTTCAACTTTACGGGTGTTCCGCGTAATTCGTATTATAACAGTGACAAAAAGCGTCATAAGATCGTCATGACTGACAACAAGACCAAACAGAAGGTTGAGTTTGATGGTACGTATGGCAACCAGCAATCGAAGCTTACAGAGTTCGTTGCTAATATCACTGGTTGCAAGCATATTGGTTACTACATTTGCAATCCGACTGAAGCACGTAAGGCACTGCGTAACTACATGGCAAACAATGATGAACGTGATGCCAACGCAGCACAGAAGTCTTATAAGATGAATAAGTTCTTTGCAACGCAGCACATTGGCTTCCATAAGTATTTCTTTATCGCAATGCCGAAACAGAACGTCAAAGACGATGATTATGAGATTGACAACGATTGGACTTCGCGCCGCATGGCAACTGCGTTCAAGAAAGCGCAAGACAATAAGAAGGGCAAGCGTATGTTGATCAACCAGTTCTCAGAGGAAATCGCAGCATGAATACAGAATACAGAGTTTACACATTCACTCACTTTATGTTGTCGAGCATTCAACAGGGCATTCAGTCCGGTCATGCTGCGACAGCATTGGTGGATAAATACTACGATGCGGAAGCAACGTACAAGCAAGATGAAGAAGCATTCGATAAGATTCTTACTTGGATTAGAGAAGATAAGACTATCGTTTGTTTGAATGGTGGAAACTCCGAGAGCATGTTTGAGTGGTATCGGTTTTTCAACACGCATCTTAATCCGTTTCCATGGGTAAAGTTTCATGAGGATGAATCTTCAATGGAAGGTATTCTCACTTCGATTGCAATTCTTTTGCCTGATCGCATCTATGATGTTGACCTTGAAGAGTTGTATTCCATGGCATCGTTTGTGCCGGGACAGTTCACAGAGTACGAGTGGGAACTGGTAAATCGTGTAAAATCAGCATCATTAGCGAGGTAGGGTTTCTAAGTCCTTGATACCAAAGGGGAAAGCGGGATTTACTTTTGATATGACTTTTCCTATACTATATGTATAGTCTGGAAAAACAAACCTTGGGATTGAATCATGGCACGTAGACCGAATTTTAGCATGAAAGAACAAAATCAGTTCATCGAAGACCTGATTGATGAATACGGTGATACCGTAACGTCAAAGCAGATTCTCGACTTTGCCGAACACAAGGGACTTCCTGTTCCTTATTTCTTGCTCCGCAACGAAAAGAAAAAGGTTGGTCGTGGCAAGTATCGTCTTTGCACTCGCGCTGCGCTGTTGAAGCGCACCAACTCTGACAAAGAGACTACCGAAGAGCCGGTTGCGGAAGCCGCAATGGTTCAGTCTGCGACTGCCGAAAAGCATCAGGTTATTGACATGCGCTCGCGTCGTGCAGTCAATATCACTGATTCGTTTGTTCCTGACAAGCTGGATACCTACTGCCAGTTTGGTTTTCACAAAGACCTCAAAAACATCCTGAACTCCAAGGCGTTCTATCCGATCTATATTACCGGTCTGTCTGGTAACGGCAAGACGCTCATGGTTGAGCAGGTATGTGCGCAGCTTGGTCGCGAACTGATTCGCGTCAATATTACCAAGCTTACGGACGAGACTGATCTTATCGGTTCTTATGAACTGATTGACGGTAACACGGTTCGCCGCGAAGGTCCGGTTATCACTGCAATGCGTCGTGGCGCAGTCTTGTTGCTTGATGAAACAGACTACGGCACAGAATCCCTGTTGTGCCTGAATGGTGTGCTTGAAGGCAAACCGTACTTCGATAAGAAGACCGGTGAAGTGATTCATGCCGCTCCGGGTTTCAACGTTGTCGCGACTGCGAACACCAAAGGTAAGGGTGACGCAGAAGGTCGCTTTATCGGTGCGAACGTCCTGAACGAAGCATTCCTTGAGCGTTTCGCGATTACGGTTGAGCAGGAATATCCGAAGACCGTTGTCGAGAAGAAAAT